AAAAGAAATTAAAAAAGCAATTGACTGGATATTATACAAACAGATACCTGCATGGGCAGTAATAGTTATTATAGTACTCTGGATAATATTATAGGACACAAATGACAAAAGTATTTGACGCAAGTAAATTTAGAAAAAGTATAACAAAATCAATCCAAGGTTTGGGTATAGGATTTAGTGATCCAACAGACTGGATATCAACAGGCAATTTTGCATTGAACTATTTGATATCAGGTGATTTTAACAAAGGAATTCCCCTAGGAAAAGTATCTGTGTTAGCGGGTGAATCAGGAGCAGGCAAATCTTATATTGCTTCAGGCAATATTATTAAAAATGCACAGGATCAAGGTATATTTGTAATATTAGTTGATTCTGAAAATGCATTAGACGAATCATGGCTACAAGCTCTTGGCGTTGACACAGATGAAAAAAAATTATTAAAATTAAGTTTATCAATGGTTGATGATGTAGCAAAAACTGTATCAGAGTTCATGAAAGAGTACAAAACAGAACACGCGGAAAACAGAGAAGCCGCACCAAAAGTTTTATTTGTAGTTGACTCGTTAGGTATGTTGCTTACTCCAACTGACGTAGATCAGTTTAACAAAGGTGAGATGAAAGGTGACTTGGGTCGTAAGCCTAAGGCATTGACAGCTCTTGTAAGAAACTGTGTTAATATGTTTGGTTCATGGAACGTAGGACTTATGGCTACGAACCACACATACGCATCGCAAGATATGTTTGATCCAGACGACAAGATATCAGGAGGACAAGGATTTATATATGCGTCTAGTATTGTTGTTGCAATGAAGAAACTTAAATTAAAAGAAGATGAAGCAGGCAACAAAGTTACAGATGTACGAGGTATTAGAGCGGCTTGTAAAGTAATGAAAACAAGGTATGCTAAACCTTTTGAAAGTGTACAAGTTAAAATTCCATACGAAACAGGAATGAATCCGTATTCAGGATTGCTTGATTTATTTGAGAAAAAAGGCATAATAAAGCAACAAGGTAACAGATTAAAGTATGTTGATCCTAAAGGGGTAGAGATAATAGAGTTCCGAAAAAACTGGACAGGTGATAAATTAACAAAAGTCATGCATGACTTTGCTAATATAACTGACCAGGAGACAGCAGAAGATGGAACAGACAATGGATAGTACGCACATTGAAGAAATTTGGACTACTATTTCCCACTACGTACCCGAAAGACAAAAACTAGATTGTGCAGTTGACTTTGTAAAAACATTAGTTGACCAAAGCATAGATTATCAAATTTTAAAGGCGTCAATGGAATATGACGAAAAACTTACCGAAGCAATCAAAATTGTTCTAGAAGACGATGCAGACGATGCTTACGGTGATAACGACAACGACGAAAACTGGCGTGAGGATTAATGGGTTGGTATACAACAGTAAGCAAAGACATTTCTAAAATTCCTGATTGCATAATACATTACAACGACGAATATAAATCTGCACGTAAAGAATGCGGTATCTGGGGCAATTTAGAAAGAGCTAGTGCATCTATGCCTGGAATAGTAGAACACAGATTTCAACAACTACAAGAGATTGAAGCAATATTAGAATATCTTAACATTGAACGTAGACGTTTAAGAGCTGAAAGATTTAAAAAATATTTAGAAAATTATCAAAGAGCATTAAGTTCTAGAGATTGTGAAAAATATGTTGACGGCGAAGCAGACGTTGTTGATTTAGAAAAAATTATAAATGAATTTGCTCTTTTACGTAATCGTTGGTTAGGCATCACCAAAGGGTTAGATCAAAAACAATGGCAAATTACAAACATTGTAAAATTAAGAGTAGCAGGAATGGAAGATGCCACTATCAAGTAGAATAATACTTACAGACGTTGACGGAGTACTACTGCAATGGGAAAAACATTTCAGTAAATGGATGACAATGAGAGGTTTTGAATTGCAATCTGGTTATCACAAAACATATTCAATGGAGGAACGTTATGGTATTAAGAAAATTTTAAAAGAAAATTTAATAGAAGAATTTAATAGATCCGCGTGGATGGCGATACAAGAACCCATGCCTGACTCACAAACATGGGTAAAATTACTACACGCAGAAGGTTGGACTTTTATTCCAATCACATCACAAACAATGGACATACCAGCACAAGAATTAAGAAAAAGAAGATTAAAAGATTTGTTTGGTGGCACTGTTTTTGAGAATTTTATTATACTTAAAACAGGTGATCACAAAGATTCTGCACTTGCTGAATTTCACGGTACAGGACTTTGGTGGATAGAAGACAAGTGGACAAATGCAAAAAAAGGTCTTGAGTACGGGCTGAAGCCAATACTTTATAGCCATAGTTACAACGAAGAATTTTACGATGAAAATATTACAAGAGTAAATAATTGGTCAGAAATACATAAACTAGTAACCTAAAGAAAATAATATCAAATGCAAGTACACAGCGATAAACCAAAAATGAAAATATTAATCTGTGGCTTGCCCGGATCAGGAAAAACTACATTAGCACAAAAATTGGTACCAATGCTAAATGCAGTATGGCTTAATGCAGATGAAGTAAGAAAAAAAGCAAACGATTGGGATTTTTCTCCCGAAGGTAGAACTAGACAAGCAAACAGAATGAAAGACATGGCAGAAGCCGCAGTGAAAGAAAACAGAAATGTAATTGCTGATTTTGTCTGTCCAACAGAAAAAACAAGAGAAGACTTTAACGCTGATTATGTAATCTGGATGGACACAATAAAAGAAGGTAGATTTGAAGACACAAATAAAATGTTTGTACCACCTAAACATTTTAATTACAAAGTACCACATATGGACGCAGAGATGTGGGCGTTTTTAATTAAACAGGATATAGATAAAAATGAAAAATAATTGGGACAATAGAAAACCAACGGCACAAATGTTAGGCAGATGGCAACCATGGCATGCGGGCCATCAAAAACTATTTGAAGAAATCTTAAAGAAAACAGGACAAGTTTTAATAATGGTTAGAGATGTAAAAGGGATAGATGACAATCCATTTGATTTTGAAACTGTAAAAGCTAACATTGAAACTGCACTTGAACAATATACCGGACAATTTAAAATTATTTTAGTGCCTAATATTACAAATATATGTTATGGCAGAGGTGTTGGTTATAAAATAGAAGAAATTGTGCTACCAGAAGCAGTTCAAAAAATATCAGCTACAAAAATAAGACAAAAAATGAGGGACAGCGGACAGCTAAACTAAAGCTCTATTCCGTGTCCTTGTTTAATAAAACAAAGTTCAACACAGTTAGAATTATTTCTTAATTGTCTGTTAGTACGCACAGTGTACCCTGCTTGTTCATAGAGTTCTACTATTGAGTCTAGTTTAGCAAATGCTTCATCAGTGTTGCCAATGTACATTTCGCACTCAACTAAAACTATTATTGGTTGCAATTTTAAATCTTGTATTTCTTTAAGCATTTCATACCAACGTCCTTCAATGTCTAATTTAATTACATCAACATTAGGACCATGTGTATCAAGTATTTTTTTTAAATTAATTGTTTCTACTTCTATTATGTTGTAAAATATTTCGGGTTTGTCTAATTGATAACATTTTAAACTTTCATCAATTGCATAAAAATTTAATGTTTTTCCGCTTTCAGTATCGTATGCTTTTGGTGTATGTTCAATTTTATAGTTTCCTCTATTAGCACTGTCTACTGTTTGTTGTGATAACGGTGTTGGATCAAAAGTCAAAATTTTTGCTTTTTTATTATACTTTCTACAAGCTAGTTCAAATCTAATTTCTCTTGATACACCAAAACACCAGAACATTCTACTTTCGTTTCTGATGCTGTTAGGTATGCTGTATTGTTTGTGCCTGCTCCACCCTTTGGTATTTGTTTCAACTTTTGTATCACCCTCACAAGGAGTAAAAGGAAACTTTTGTTCATATGCTCTACAACGTTCGGAAATTTTCATGTGCTGATATTTATAGTGTAAATATGACTATGAAAGTTTATGTAGGACACGACAGCAGAGAAGATATTGCTTACCAAGTGTGTGAACACAGTAT